CAGGCAACAGATTTAACCTTGCCAATGGTACCGTTAATGTGGTATCTTGGAACGATATAGATCCAAACGCAACAGGGGTGTGGGTCCCAATAGACCCGCTAAACCCATAGGAGAATTATGGCATCGAGTTTTTCGACGAATTTAAAACTAGAGTTAATGACTACCGGTGAAAAGTCCGGAACTTGGGGTACAATAACTAACACCAATTTACAACAATTAGAACAAGCAGCATCAGGTTATATATCTGTAGATGTTGCAGCTGGTGATGTAGCATTAGCTATTAGTAATGGTGCTGTATCAAATGGTAAAAATTTATATTACAAACTAACAGGTACATTAGCTGCTAACAGAAATGTAACTTTACCTGACTCTACTGAAAGAGTAGTTATTGTAGAAGACGCAACATCTAGAACATCCAGCAATTATACATTAACATTTAAAACGGCATCAGGGACCGGGGTAACTCTACCACCAGGTTCTAGGTCATTATTGTATTCAGATGGAACGAATGTAAACAAAGGAATTATTAACAAAGGTTATTATACAGTACCAGGAGCATACACTGCTGTTGATGGTGATCAATTATTAGTAGATACATCAGGTGGTGGAATAAGTAGTGCTGTAACTATAACACTACCAGCATCACCAGCAATTGGTAATGAAGTTCATTTTATTGATAGTGGTAATAACTTTAATTCTAACAACTTAACAATTGCAAGAAACGGATCTAATATATTAGGTGCTGCTTCTAATTTAGTTGTTAACGTAAACAGTGCAGCTTTTACTTTAGTATATGCTAATGCTACTAGAGGCTGGATATATAAAGATAAAATATAGGAGCTTTAGATGGCTCTAATCGAGTATAAATTTCTTCCTGGAATAGATAAACAATCTTCTGATTCTGGCGCAGAAAATAGATGGATTGATTCTGATAACGTAAGATTTAGATACGGACTACCAGAAAAAGTTGGTGGATGGTCATCTCTTGTAACAGATACAATTGTAGGTGTAGCAAGAGCCATGCATGCTTTTACAGATTTAACAGGTAACAGATACGTTGCTATTGGAACAGATAAATTTTTACTTATTTATTTTGAAGGACAACTACATGATGTTACACCTTTAAAAGCAACTTTAACATCTGCAACTATTGCAACTACAAATGGATCACCAACTTGCACAATTACAAAAGCAGCACACGGATTATCTGTTGGTGACATAGTGCAATTAGATTCTGTAACTTTACCGGGTGGTACAGGTTTTAGTAATTCTGATTTTGAAGATAAAAATTTTCAAGTTGCAACTGTTCCAACAACAGGAACATTTACAATAACACAATCGAGTAATGCATCAGGCACAGTATCAACAGGCGGTAGTTTAAGTTTAAAACCTTTTGAACCTGTTGGACCAAGAGCGCAAACATATGGTTATGGTTGGGGTGTATCTTCTTGGGGCTCAGGTGGTTGGGGCCAAGCTGCTGCAGCATCTGATGTATCTCTTGAACCAGGACTTTGGTCATTGGATAATTTTGGAGAAGTATTAATTGCAACTGTTGCAAACGGTAAAACTTTTACATGGAACGGTGGTGCTGCAACACCTTTAGGTAATAGGGCATCTACAGCAACAAGTAATTTTCAAACTACAAATAATCCAACTGCAAGTAGAGTTACACTTGTATCACCAACAACTCGACACTTAATTCATTTAGCAACAGAAACAACTATATCTGATACAACAACACAAGATGATATGTTTATTAGATTTTCTGATCAAGAAGGTATAAATACATACGCACCTACTGCAACAAATACTGCAGGCACACAAAGACTACAAGACGGCACAAAGATTGTTGGTGCGTTAAAAGCAAAAGAATCTATTCTTATTTGGACAGACAATGCGTTGTATACAATGAAATTTGTAGGTGCACCATTTACATTTGCTTTTGAACAGGTAGGTACTAACTGTGGTTTGATAGGTAAGAATGCTGCTGTTGAAATAGATGGTATTGCATTCTGGATGTCACCTAAAGGTTTCTTTGCTTTTGATGGTACAGTTAGATCATTGCCTTGCACAGTAGAAGACCATGTGTTTCAAAATATAGATACAACAAAAGGTCAACAAATAAATGCAGGATTAAATAATTTATTTACAGAAGTTGTTTGGTATTATCCATCTTCAGGATCAGAATACAATGACAAATATGTTGTATATAATTATGGTGAATCTTCATTAACAAAAGTTCCTGGTGGTGTATGGTATACAGGTACAGAGTCTAGAACAAGTTGGGTTGATGCAACAATATATCCAAAACCATTTGCAACAAAATACGATGTAAATTCTTCTGGAACATTTCCAGTAATAGTAGGCCAATCTGGTTTAGGACAAACAACATTATTTGAACACGAGATTGGTACAGATCAAGTAAATCCAAATGGTACAACAACTACAGTAGATTCTTTTATTAAATCATATGATATAGATTTAGAATCAAGAATGAGAAGAACAGCACAAGGTGGTGTAGCTTCAGGTGCCATAGCAGGTGAATTTTTTCTAGCAATGAGAAGATTTGTTCCTGACTTTAAAGAATTACAAGGTAATGCAAAAGTTACATTAGGTGTTAAAAGATATCCACAAGGATCAGAAACAACTACAGCATTAAGTCCTTTTACAATCTCATCTTCTACTCTTAAAAAAGATACTAGAGCTAGAGGTAGATTTTTAAATATAAAAATAGAAAATGATGCAGCTAGTGAGAAGTGGAGATTTGGAACTCTTAAACTAGATTTACAACAAGACGGTAGAAGATAATGGCAAAGATAACAGTTAGAATACCAGAACCAAAAGAAGAATACGATTTTTCTAACCAAAAACAAATTAACAGAACATTAACATCTTTGGTAGAACAGCTTAATTCTACATATTTAAATCAACAAAAAGAGGAGCAGGAAAGATTTACCTGGTTTATAGGTGGCTAACGTATTTACAAACGCTAAAAAAGATTTAACAACTAACTCAGAAACAGTTGTATACACGGTACCTGCATCGACAACAGGTATTATAAAATCAATACTAGTGTCTGAGGACTCAGGGAACGCGGATAGTATAACTTTAACCTTGACAGATGCATCCTCAAATGTATTTAGTTTATTCAAAACTAAGGCTGTATCAGCTAATACAACAATAGAATTGCTGTCACAGCCTATAATTTTACAGGAAAGTGAGATTATAAAAGCAACTGCAGCTACAGGAAATAGGTTACATATTGTGCTTTCTGTGCTACAAATAAATAGGGAATAACATATGGCATTTAAAGAAGAAGGATCAGTCGAATACGTAGAAATAGATGGTAAAAAAGTACCAGTAGTTCAGTGTGAAGCTGAGATAACATTAAAAAATACTAAGACTGGCAAAGAATATAACTCTGATAAAGAAGCAGAAGACGATATAAATAACCCAGAAACAGATACCGTAAGAGAAGATATAACAAGATCTGTAAAAATTAAAGTTGCGAAGATGCCACCAATAGGTGCATCTTCTGATAAGGATGAATAATGTCAATATTTGCAGCACCATCATTTTATAATCAAGCTGATCAAAATATATTTAATCAGGGTAATCGTTTTATAACACAAGAACAATATAGATTAGGAGATCCCATACAAAGAAATATAAGTTTTGATTCTGGTATAACAAATACTACAGCTGCAACACCTTTTATATTACCTATAAATCAACGCGGTGGCGGAGGTGAAGGTGGCGGGGGAATAACGACAGCTGCACCTGATACTTCTGGTTTTGATTATGAAACAGATGCATATGATTTAGAAAATAAATCAGCATTTGATAAAGGTCTTACTGAAGAAGAAGATGAAGCTTTAGGTAATTTAACTAATCCTGGATTAACAAAAGGTATGATAGGAACTATAGGTGGAACTGTATTAGGGTTTCTTAATCCTTTTACTGCAATAGCTAGTTTGGCATATCAAGGCAAAAAACAAAAAGAAGCTTTAGAAGAGGCAGCGAGAGAAGCAGCTACACAAGCGGCTGGTAGAGGTTTTGATATGGCAGGAACAGGAGATAAATCGGGAGGACGAGCTGGAGGAGGAGGATTTGGCGGCAATACTGCAGGAGGATTTTCTGAATCTGACCCAGGCGCAACAGAAGGATCACATGCTGACGGTGGTAGAGTTGGATATATGATGGGAGGAATAGCAAACTTAGTAGATATATATGATTGATTATAACAACAAAACACGATACAAAGAGGATTTAGACTAAATTATGGCAATATCTAGATCATTAATGGAAAGACA